GCATGATGTGGTTTGACAGGCAGAATCCAGACGTTGTGTTTGGCGACCAACGTAACGAAACCATCATTGTTACGGACCGCTCACATGGGCGAACGGACGGCACGCGAGAGTTGCGTATTGAGCCCGACACGTTGCTTGATTTTCGCTCGCTGCCCTATCCGGACGAGACCTTCTATCTGGTTGCATTCGACCCGCCTCACCTTGTCCGTGCCGGTCCCAATAGCTGGTTGGCAGCGAAATACGGAAAACTTGGGCCGGACTGGCGCGAGGATATCCGCATGGGGTTTCAGGAGTGCATGCGAGTGCTAAAACCTAACGGCACACTCGTTTTCAAGTGGAACGAGACGCAGGTAAAGGTTGGTGAGGTACTTCAGCTTGCCAATCCACACGAGCCGCTTTTCGGACATCCAAGCGGACGGAAGGGGCTAACGCATTGGCTAGTATTCATGAAAGCCGGGATCGACTCGGCCGTGCCAACGCAATTTTCAGAATAGAAATCAACGAAATGAAGCGCGCATAGCGCGTCCGCCGTCAACCCGGCGCGCTAACGCACCTTCATAAATCTGCTTCAAACGCAATTTATCTGTTGACTCTGCGTTTAGCGCAGAATAAACTCGCTTCACCGTAACGAAACGGACCGCCTGAAAGGGCAAACCAAAACGCTGCACTCTTTAGGAAAACTAATCATGAAAAAAACTCTTATCGCTTTCGCAGTCGCAATGTTCGCAGTCTCGGCATACGCACAATCATCGGTCACGCTCGGCGATAATTCATCGGCCAATCAGGAGGGCGTCGCAGTCGGTGGAGGCGATACGGGTTGGGGTCCGAATGGCCCGCTTGCTGGCGGCACGGCGCGTCTGAATATCGCTGGTGAGTATGCTGCAGCATTCGGCTACGCCTCGCAGGCTCAGGGTCGCGGCGATACGGCGATTGGCACATATGCCAACACTGGCGCACCTAGCCCACTCGGCGCGTCCGATGACTCGCAAGACTCTTACCGCACTGCGGTAGGCTACAAGGCAAACGCGACGGGTGAAGTAGCTCTCGCGCTGGGCTCATTCACGTCAGCGACCGGCTTGGGATCGGTGGCGCTCGGCTACGGCTCGACGGATGGCGGCCAAGCGATGGTTGTCTCGGTCGGCGGCAACGGTGTAACGCGTCAAATCATCAATGTGACGGCTGGCAACGTCAATGCGACCAGCACTGACGCGGTGAACGGCTCGCAGCTTTACACGGTGCAGCAAGCCGCAGCACAGGCCGAGACGGATGCGCAGAAAGCCATCACCAGCGCGGCTCAATCAGGAGCGGCGGCTGCAGCAGCTAACAGCACGGCAGTGACCGCTAACGCGACGGCGACGGCTGCGGCGGCGGCAGCAGCTTCGGCCAAGGCCACGGCCACGGCAGCAGGAACAGCAGCGGCAGCAGCAGGAAACGCAGCTACGGCAGCGGGTGCGGCGGCAGCAGCGGGCACGGTCGCGGTGACGAAGGAGGCGTCTCGCGCCACGGCGGCAGAGGCGACGCTGAGCGCAGGGGTGTCAAGCGAAGCGACGCGGGCTAAAACCGCAGAGGCTGGCTTGCAAGCGCAAGAGGCGAGCGATGCATCGGCAATCGTCGCCGAAGCCAACCAGCGCGTTGTGGATAACGCTGCGACCATGTCTTCGGCCAACGCCTACACGAACCAGTCGGCGGCTATTACGCTTGGGCAGGCGAACGCTTATACGGATCAGCAGTTCAACCAAGCCGAGTCGGATATCAGCAAGTTGCGCTCGGATATGTACGGCGGCGTTGCTTCGGCTCTCGCGGTGGCTGGCTTGCCGCAGCCGACCGGCCCGGGCAAGTCGATGGTTTCAGTCGCTGGATCGACCTATCACGGCGCGACGGGCTTTGCTGCTGGCTACTCGCGCGTCTCGCAGGATGACAAGTGGGTCATGAAGGCTTCGATCACTACGAATAGCCGTGGTGACTTCGGCGCAGTAGTGTCAGCCGGTCGCCAGTTCTAAATTCCCCGTAGTGCCTTTTAAGCCCGCCGAGTGCGGGCTTTTTTGTGCCTGTTCGGCGCGCGGTGCGCGGTAGTGACGCGAATCTGAAGGCTAACCATATCTCACCTTCAGAAAGGAGCCGCCATGTCCGCAAGCGTACGCATCGTCGTCAAGGATGCGAATGGCATCACGTTCGATCCGAACTCATTGCCGCACAAATACACGTACGACGCAAACGGCAACATGCTGACCGACACGTGCATCGAACAGGGCGCGGTCGTGCGCCAGAAGACTTTCACATACGTGGAAGTCAATTCCGTCTGGCTGAAAGCGTCCGAATCCGCATGGGTGAACGCTACGGAGACGTGGGAAGGCTAATCGCCGGGTCGCGTGATTCGTCGTGACGCCAACATAAATCGTAAGTACATAAACGATTTTTGAGGGCGTCACAGTGCAGCAGCATGAGATTCGGCTCCCGCTTCTCTTTGGCGCGCAGTCGGTTGCATTCGGCAGCCCTGCGCGCTTTAACGTTGTCCATGGCGGCAACGAATCAGGCAAGACGACGCTTGCGCTCGTTACGCTGCTCATATCCCATTTCGGTGCGCTGCACGGCTTCAAGACGGCGCTCGTTCTGCCGACTGGCGACGACGTGGAGAAGGCCAAGTCCGCACTACTGCGAACGATCCGGCCTCTCATCACGAACGCCACTGGCCGCCTCGATAACATGCGCTGGGATTTGGTGAATGGCGGCTCGATCACGTTCATCCCGCGAGATGACCCTAAGCCGATTTACGACGAGTTCCACCTTATCGTGGTGGATGACGCTCAAAAAATCGACGGGGTGCACGAAGTCCATGAAAGCATCCACCTGAACCGCCATGGGCGGGTTTGGTACTTCGGCAAGCCCGTTGGCATGCGCGGCCCGTTCGCAGCCCTCTACAGGGGCGCTGCGGAGGATTGGGCGACCTTCCAGCTTAAAGCTACGGACAATGAGTACGCCGATCAGGCAGCCGTCGAATATGACCGCTCCACCATGGCGCTGGACGTGTTCCGCCAGGAGCGTCTTGGCGAGTTCGTGGATGCGCCAATCGACCTGACGCCGTCCCAGATGATCGTGGGCCCGGACGAGACCTTCCGCCAGTGGTGCGAGCGCCTGAGTGCCGAAGGTCTGAAGGTGGACGGGTATCCATTCCGCCTCGATGACCGCCCGGCCATGGCCTTCATCTATGACCTGATTCCGCACACGGTCAAGGACGCGTACCAGCGGATCGATATCATCATGAAGTGCACCCAGGTAGGGTTCACGGTCATGGAAATGCTCGCCATGATCTACCTTGGCCTGCGCTTCCCGGCATCGAAGATCGGCATGTTCATGCCATCGCAAATGCTGGCGTCCGGGAAGTCCACGAACCGCTTCATGCAGATCGTCCGGACCATTCCGGCCGTTCGCCGGCTGATGAAGGAAGGTCTCGCCGAGTCAGGCATTTCCGGCGACGGTAACGTGCTGACCCGGAACATCGGCGAGTCGCGATATCACTTTCTCTGGACCTCTGGCAAGACGGCCACAGAATCGAACCCGATGGACGTTGTCTCGTTCGATGAAGTGCAGGAAATGGTGATCGCGGATATGGAGAAGGTCCGCGAGCGTATGTCCGCCTCGCGTCTGAAGTACACGCTGATGGGCTCCACGGCGAACCTGCCCGACGGCGATATCCACTGGTGGTTCAAAAAGGGGAAGCAGTTCCAGTTTCATACCGAGTGCCCGCACTGCCTCGCGAAGCAGGTGCTCGATGAAAACTTCCCGGCCTGCATTGGGTACGATCCGACCGCGCCGCGGGTGAATGAGCGCGAGCGTGAGGCCGGGCTCACGGGCGAATACCGTTACAAGTGCAAGGAATGCGAAGGCTGGATTGACGACACACAGCGCGGCGAGTGGATTGCGAAGAACCCCGAAGCGGTCAATCGCTCGGTTCACTTCCCTCAAACACTGTCGCCGACCATTTCCGCCCGGGAAATGATTGAGGCTTACCACAACGCGGCGGACATGCGGAACTTCTTTAACCGGAAGCTCGGCAAGCCGTACGCGGACCCGACGCAAATCCCGATCAACCTGGAGATCCTCGCCGAGTGCGTGGAGGAGGGCAGGCGGCTGGGCGTGCAGTGGAAGGATCGTGCAAAAGGCACGTTCATGGGTATCGACCAGATGGGTAAGTTCAACGTCGCCCTCATTTGCGAGCGCCTGCCGACGGGCCATATGGCGCTGATCCACGCAGAGGAGATTTACAGCGACGATCCTTTCGCCAGGTGTTCCGAACTGATTGAGAAATTCGGCGTCAAGGTCTGCGTGTGCGAGTCGCTGCCGAACTATAACGACGCTCACCGCTTCGCGAATCGCCACAAGGGAATCGTATTCCTTGCGAGCTACACGGTCATTAAGGACGCGTCACTGCGCTGGGGCGACGCTGTTCCATCGAAGGCAGAGCGCAAGAGCGACGAAGAGGCGCAAGACCGCTACACGGTCACGCTGGATCAATACAAGAGCATGCAGGTAGCGCTCGCGCGCATCACGGCGCACGTTACGGTCTTCCCCGATCCGAAGGGGCTGCTGCAAATGCTCTCGGACGACGGCGATAACGGGATTCGCGGTGAGAAGTCGCTCGCGTCCATCCTCGATCGCGTGTTTAAGCACTTCACGCGAACGGCGCTCATTGTTGAAATGGACGCTGAAGAACGAAAAATGCGGCGCAAGGTGGTGAAGGTCGGTATCGATCCTCACTTCTCTTACGCCTTCATGCTGATGAACGTCGCTTGGGCCCGCGCTCACGGCGGAACTGCATTCCTGTTCCCGGACACAAGCGACGAGAGTACGAAGGTAGTTATTGGAGATGCTATGGCTCAGAACCACACACTGAACAAGGTTCTTCGCGAGCGCGAGGAAATCACGGAGGATCGTTGCAAGTCTTGCTCGAACTTCGACTTCGATCGCAAGTTCTGCAACGAACTGCAGGCGATCGTAATGCCCGATGCGCACGCCTGCGTTATGTTCGAGCAGGTCTAGTCATTGAAAAAATCGTTGCACCAATCAGCCAGGAACGTTTCATAGTCTTTCGGGTAGAACGGATGGCCGGGTAGATACTTTGATCGGTCATGAAGGAACGCGAGGAAGCACTGTGTCCAGATGTTTTTCATGTTGGTTTTATGGCCGGATGAAGCCCGGTTTTGATCAGAAAGAGTTCGAAGCGGGCTTTGTCAATGTGACGTTTTCCCGCTTCATATTCGTACCAGCGAATGCCGTTGCTCAGGTGGACGAGCGATGCGGCCTTCGACTGGCTGATGCCTGCTACTCGGCGAAGCGCGCGCAGTTCTTCTGCGGTGGGCTGGAGGTTCAATCGGCTCCCGGGTTAATTGGTTTCGGTCCCTTCACTTTGCTGTCACGCTCCAGCTTCGCGGTAATGTCCAGCATGCGCTGTGCACGGCGAGCCTGCAGGCGGTTCAACTTCACAATTTCCGGCGTCAACCTGCGCGGCGCTTCGCTGAAGCAGTACGTCGTCCCGTGCTGCCAGTCCGCATACATATATTCAAGCTCCACCTCGCCGCGCGCATGGTTGCGCTTCAGCCCGATCAGTTCAGTCTTGAGTGGGCTGAGCGCCGGGCCCCACACGAAGCGGAAATTCAGCGGGGCCAATTCGGGGAAGGCGTCGTTCATGGCCTTGCCGAACAACCTTTCGATAAACTTTGCGATCAAAACAGAGCCTCCTGACGGGTATCGACCGGCTTTTCGGCCTTCGGTCCACGCGGCGCCGGGTCCGGCTGCTCGCGGCTCATCATTTTCGCCATCGCATCAATAGCGGCCTCACCGCTCGGACTGCCCCTAAGACGCTCTACGAGCCCCGCTATGGCGTCGTA